ACCAGCTTCTCAACTCTCAGTCCGCAAACGTGACATTCATACTCATAAAGTGGCATTAAAACCCCCAGATAGGCATGTAATCAAGTCTCTGTACTGTCTCAGGCACAAAATTGCAGTACATGTATCTGGCACAGGCTGAGAGATGATATTTAGCCTCATCTTTTATCTTGTCAAGTGTCTTGCCGGTATCATCAAGTTCCCATAAACAGTTGGCCAGCTCCTCCATCCTGTGTGTGAGTGACTTGAAAATAAATATCTTGTTAAGCTGCATCATATCTATTACCCGGCCTACCTGTGACGGAACCCTGTTTATCTTTGGCTCTACAATATGCCACCCATGTGCCGTATAAAGTTCCCTCTGCTCCTCTTCCTGATGACTGCCCCCACTTCTCCAGATTACCTGATACCCGTCAGTCACCTTCTTGAAATGCTCAACGTGCTGTGCTGCGCTTCCACCCTTCGGTGCATACTCATGGAACTCATAAAAGTTACCAGTTGCCGTGTCCTGTGCTGTAAATAATGCCGCTGGATTAGCCCTGCCAAAGTCATGACCCACATACACCAGCCAATCTTTCGGTATCTTGAAATCACTGATTCTGTTCGTATCTTCCCTGAATGGATACACCAGCCAGCTTGCCTGTACCTCATCATCCTCAGCTAATATCTCCCTGCGGTACGCCGCCATTGTCATACCCCTCAGAAACCGCCCTAATGCCACCTGACTGATAAACGGGTTCTCATAACTGGTGCCGTGAAATGACTCCCACTCCCCAGTCTCATCAGCCATAGCCATCTGAAACATCTTGGCCGCATGACGGGGGTCCTTCGCCTTGCTTACCCCACTGCCTTCTAAACTCGGTGGAGTGTAAATAAATAACACATCTCCATCTTTATCAGCTAACATCGGCTGCCCAGCCTCACCCCACGCCCTCTCATCCATTAACTGATACTCGTCTAATATCAATAACGTTGCCCAATCACCACGTAACGTGTCAGCGTTCCAAGCCGTCTTTGCCTTTATCCTCACCTCAGTCCCCGGGATCTCTAATACGTGCTCACTTTCATCCTTCCTCACTACCCCAGCATCTATCGCATCCTTGAAAGATGTGCATACCTCATACCAGAACTTTCCCATCTGCTCCAATGTGGGCGTAGCATACGTTACCCTGCCACCCTCTACAAACTCCTCACCCGCTAATTCACCCGCAAATACTGTCTTACCCCACCTCCTGCCAGCTCTTAATACCTTCCTCTTTGCCTTGCTCCTACGCACAACAGCCTGACCCTCATGCAAAACCCGTAAGTCTACAACTACTTCTTTTACCTTCTCAGCTACTACCATCTTCTAACTCTACCATCTCCCAACTGTTGTGCCCAGTCTCCTCCATGTGCTCCAACGCCCCCTCACCATCCACTACCTCTCCACATTCCAAACACTTCATCATTATGTCTACTCATTCCAAACACCTAAAATATATTCGGGAGACCTTCCATATATCTCTTCCCCCTCCAAAAAGTGGTACCGGGGGTCTAATTCATGGGTGGCAGGGTAACCGTCCAGCTCCAGGTCTACCAACATGATCAGAGCCTCGAGAATAGTGGCTGCCAAGTCCTCTGTGTCTGGTTGGTTCGCACTATACATATTATGTAACACTAGGCTCGTCCGTCCTGGCTAGTAGTTGGATAGCCTGGCCTTCAATAGTGGGGACTATCATCGAGCGTGGTGCATCTAACAGTGGTTGTGGCACTGAGGCTAGTGGTATGACAGCATCACGGTTCCGGTATTCGACCAGGAAGCGGACCAGCTCATGGCTTTCGCTCTTAGCTGGTGCGTAATATCCTAGAAGTTGAGCGAGAAGATGGCCGGCTTTGAGTCTGGTGGTCTCATTCTGTGAGGTTCTGACAATTTCGGCGGTTATTTTTGCTAATTTTTGCTTCGACATGATCGTTTCAGGCTCAAGTTTAGCCCGCAAGTTAGATAGTTCCTGTAGAATCTTAGTAGAGTTAGCTAGTTTTGAAGCGTTAGCGTCGATAACGTTAGGATCGGTAACATTAGGGTGGTAGACGGTGAGGTAAGCCTCTCGTTGAGTATAGTTTTGAAAGAGGAGTAAGGCGAAGTTACGTTGTCGTTCTGTGAGTTTAGTTGGTTTAGTTCTAGTCGTAGTCATAGTCAGTTACATTATAACACGGATGTCAAGCTAGGGTTTTGGGTTCCTCCACAAAGTTAATAATAATAATAAAAATACAACTAAATAGGCAAGCAGTTCCATAGCAATCTCCTATAAGTTACAACTTTATGTCTTCCTCTGTCAAGTGAGGGAAGGATTAGCCAATAGTGGGATGATGTGGTTAAACAATACAAGTTCGTTCTCTCCCCTCCCCCCTTTCTTATCTACCTCTAGTCTTATACAATCTTATACTTCTAATCTAATACTTCTTATAGCATAGCGAATGCAATGCCAATGCAATGCGAACGCATTGCGAATGTATGAATTAAAAGGGTGGCTTTGTATCTGGAGTAGCATCATCTTTATGCCATCTCTGGAGGGCTGCGTCCCTGGCTACCTGGGTTTTAATATCTTTAATGGCCATATCGTTAGCTAGTCGGTGGCTGAATAAGCTGTTATCACCATTCAAAGAAAGCAGTTTAATTTTAACCAGGTAGTCGAGGAAGTCTTTAACCAGGTCTGTATCCAATCCCATATCACTTGATAAGGCGTCGATGGTCAGCTCATCGTAGGGTAAATGATAATTATCCTCACTACGTAGTGATTCTATGATTAGCCAGAACCAGCCATATCCTTGCCAGCCATAGTTCTTTATCAGGACACGAATCTTCCGGTCTGTGTGAGCGGTAGCATCATGCTTGAACCAGTACGCATCTTTCATTTCTCCCTCTCCCTCTTTAGTTGTACCAAGGCGCCTAACGCAACATAAGGCATGCCGCCAATGTATGCAACCTTAACCTTGCCGCTCTTACGCCACCGGTACATTGTCATGTAGCTAACGCCGAGATACCTGGCTGCCTTCGTCAAGTTAATTAAATCAGAGTAATCAATCTCCATGCTTTACACCTCCATTGATATAGTTTATAACATATAGAGTACTCTTGTCAAGTTAACAGTACAATTATAGTACCCACTGCTTATGTAAAATCGTAACCACATTGTAACCTCATCGTTACCTCATCTTTACCTCGTCTTTACACTTGTTAAGTGTTTAGACTTATTTACTTGACAGAGTTACCAGAAAAGGGTAAGATAGTTATAAGGAGGATCACTATCATGAAGAAAAGACAACCGAATTATATACATGGTCTCGTCAAACTAGATGCCCCTTATTCTAAACACAATATCAGTAAAGCTCTCTGGCGAGACAAATGGACTTGCCAATTTTGTGGGGTAAAGGATGTGCCTATTGATGTGCATCATAAAGACGGTAAAGGAAAGCACACCCCACCCGGCGAAATAAACAATGTTCTTGAGAACTTGGTGACATTATGCAAACGTTGCCACTTATACCTCCACTATCCATTATCCGAAAAATACCAGGATGTAATTACTCGTCGTAACGCTGGTGAGACGCTGCAAACTATTGCAGCGTCCTATGGCGTTTCACGGCAACGGATTCACCAGATTCTCGTGCGAGTAAGTAAGAGGCACAAGCATTACACGGAAACGTGTGAAGTATAAAGATTTTAGCAAGGGTATTGACACTACACTATCATATCCTGTACTATAGGGGTATAGGTTAATAAGGAGGGACAACAGGAATGAAACACTTACATATTTGCAGGAACACGGATAGCAGATACCTGGATATCGCAAGGCTCCGAGTGAATCAGGTACTGGTATGGTTAGGCCCATTGTTTATAATAATCCATTAGCCCTTGCACTCCAGCCCTGATGCGAACAGAGCTGGACTGGAATAGCTAAAGGGAGGGTAACATGGATATTAAAGTACAGGGGGACAAGCTCATAATCACATGCACAATCGGCGGCGGAGTGCCATCAAAGTCAGGGAAGACCAGCATTGTGGCCACTACTAACGGCTTCACAGCAGTGGCCGGGTCCGACCTCAAGGTATCACTGAACGTTATTAAACCACGTTAACCACTTCACATCCTGGCCGGGTAGCACACACCTAACGGCCAGTAGTGAGCTGGCTAGCTCAAAGGGAGGGTAGTAAAATGGTACCAACACTCATAATAATAGCACTATCACTCTATTGGCTACTGTTAGAGTCTGACTACCTGAGAGTAAGACTATCACGAGGCGAAACGCTATCAGAATATGATAAGCGGATACTTGACCGGATTAAACAAGACTACGATGCAAAAGAGATACAATACTCAGCCTGGCTGGCTAGTAGATACGAGACAAAGCTGGTCTATGGTAGCGCACCCGGCCTTGACTACCCGCAATATAAATGGATGACAATTGAAGATGATGTACAAAAGCGACGGTCCGGAGAAATGCTATATCAGAGAGGTGGCAGATGGTAAGACAAGCTATGTTCAAACTAGACGGCACTATCACAGACATACCGGTTAAAGATGCTGAGAAGCCACAACTTGAAAAGCAAGCGGATATGTTCCAATGGCAGCAAGACCAGGCTAACCTGGAAAGCCTAGTTACTGTAAAAAATAAATGGGAGGGCGATACAATGGAACGACTGGCAGAAACAAAGGCAGTGAAAGAGGCACTCGCTAAGGGAGGTTACACAGGCGTTAGAGTTGGACATGGTAGAGGTACAGCATGGGGTTGGCTGGATATTAAATGCGATAGGAAGCCCGGCCAGGAGTGGAGAGATAAATATAACGATGTGGAAAGGA